TACTTAAGAAGTCTGAACAAGTCCCCGTGGACCAAGAGCAACATTTTTTACTCGAAGATCTTTACAAGTCCGTTGAGAAAATGGAAGAGACACAAGAAATGAACATGACTAACAAAGTAAACATAGAATTTTTAAGAGAACAATTAGAAAAAGCATTAAATGATATTGAAGAATTAAAAGATAAGGTAAGAGCTAATGGCAACGGGACGTATTAATAGAAAAGTATTAGATCACATCGCACAGATAAACAGGGAGAATAAAGCCGCTAGTTTAGCTAAAGAATTAAAAAAATCTGTCGAACACGGTAAAAATGGTACACAAAAATATGTTGTTAAGCAGGGTGAAAACAAAGGTAAAATTTTATGACAGAGTTAGTGGTAGCATTACTTATGATTGTACAAGGAGAGATTAAGGAAGCACGTATCCAGCCTTCAATGGGAAAATGTTTGGAAGGCAAAAGGATTGCAAAACGTGGAACGAAACCTGAAGGACATGTTAGATATCAATGCATAAAATCTATGGCAGAATTAGAGTCAAATATTGATGGATCATTATCTATAAAAAAACTAATATTGGAGTAATTATGGAACTTACACGTAATTTTTCTTTAGAAGAATTAACCAAATCAGATACTGCAATTCGTAAGGGTATTAATAATAATCCTAACGCAGAACAAATAGAAAAATTAAAAACACTTTGTGAAAAAATTTTACAGCCGGTACGTGACCATTTCGGCAGAGTTAAGGTAACTAGCGGGTTCCGTAGTCCAGAGCTATGCCAAGCCATCGGTAGCTCACCAAATTCACAGCATGCGCGTGCGGAGGCTGCAGATTTTGAAGTAATAGGCGTAGACAATTGTGAGTTAGCTGATTGGATTCACAGAGAGTTAGAATGGGATCAATTGATTCTCGAGTACTATACTCCTGGAGAACCCAATTCAGGATGGATACATTGTAGTTATACAGAAGGTATGCCTAGAAAATCTTTCTTGCACGCATTTAGAGAAGAAGGTAAAACTAAATATAAACCAATATTAGGAAAGGCAAAAGAAATTTTTGTTTAAAAATTAAATATTATGACTATTACAAGATCACAAATGACTCAACAGATTACTGGTAATCTAAGAGGTGCGAAAGATGAAAAAAAGAAAAAAAAGAAGCTTTACACTAAAAAATCCAATAAAAAGAATCCTCTCGCTAAGACATTTACTGTTTAAGCCTAAAGTGATACAATCTAAAAAGTTGTACAACCGAAAGAGGCTTAAAGAAAATGACAAAACTATGTGCTAGAGGCAAGGCTGCAGCCAAAAGAAAATTTAAGGTATATCCCAGTGCATATGCTAATGCATATGCTAGTAAAATTTGTGCGGGTAAAATTAAAGATCCTTCAGGTGTAAAAAGAAAAGACTTTAAAGGACCTAAACCAGCCAACAAAGGATTACACGCTGAAACAAAAAAGAAAAATACTATTGTAGAGGGTGATCGAAATAAAAGAAGAAAACAACTAAAAGATATTCAAAACCCAATTTCCGAATATGATAAAAAAGGTAAATTAAAATATACTGCTGCTAAAAACGGTAAGGAAATGAAAATTAGAGAAGTTGCAAAAGGATTACATAAAGCATCCGCAACCCACAAGAAACAAGCAAAACAATTAGATTCTATTTCTGCTTATCAAGGTAAATTTATTAAGCATGACTCAGCAGGTATTAAAATGTCAAACGAGAGCTTAGTAAATTACTATGGCGATTTATTAAAATGAGTGAACGAGGCACTTGTTGGGAAGGTTATGTCCAAAAGGGCATGAAGAAAAAAGGGGATCGTATGGTTCCTAATTGTGTTCCAGCAGGTATGAAAAGTGGAGGACTTAAAAAATGGTTTTCAGAAAAATGGGTAGATATTGGAAGCAAGCGAAAAGATGGTACATACGCACCTTGTGGTCGTTCAAAATTAAAAACGGACAAGAAACGGAAGTATCCAAAGTGCGTCCCTGCTGCAAAAGCGGCAAGGATGACAGACTCACAGAAGCGGAGTGCCGTTGTAAGGAAAAGAAGTAGATCTCAGGGAGTTGGTGGAAAACCTACAAATGTTAAAACTTTTGCATCTAAAGGTGCGTTTACTAAATTATACTATGGTGGTATGATAGATTACTAGGAGATATTATGGAAGAAGCAACAGAATACAAAAAGTATTTAGAAGCATTAAGAAAAGCAACTGAAGAGGGTAAGAAAAAACCTAAACCAGTAAAACCAAAAGAACTTGCTTGTGGTGGCATGGGTATAGCTGTCAAAGGCGGAAAATTTGAAGGAGTAAAATAATATGAAAAACGGAAGAATAAAAGTACATACAAAAATGGGTGGCGGTCTTATGGGTGCTACTAAAAAATTAAAAGCTCAAGGTAAAATGGGTGGTGGACAAATGAAAAAACCAATGATGGCTAAAACAGGTAAATTAGTTGGTGGTCAAAAAAATCTACCAAAACATTTACAAAAAGCAATCTTAGCGTAAGGATGAAATGGCTAGTTCAGGAACTACAAGTTTTAACATCACAATTGATGAAGTCATTAATGAAGCTTACGAAAGATGTGGTGTAAGAGTAAATTCTGGTCATGACATCAAGTCAGCTAGAAGAAGTTTAAATTTACTTTTTTCTGAATGGGGTAACAGAGGTATTAACCTTTGGAAAGTCAAATCTAAAACAGAAACTTTAGTAAACAACCAGGTAACATATACAACACCAAGTGATTGTAATGATGTTCTTGAAGCTGTTGTAACTGTTTCTGGAGGCAATCAACAAACTTTAACAAAAGTATCTCGATCTGAGTATATTGCGATTCCTAACAAGACACAGGCAGGAACTCCTTCTCAGTATTATGTTGATAGACAAATAACACCAACTATAAGTTTATATTTAGCTCCTGATACGAGTGCGGTGACTAATATATTTTATTATTATCTTGCAAGAATTGAAGATGCTGGAGCTTATACAAACTCATCTGATATGCCGTTTAGATTCTTTCCATGTATGGTATCTGGATTAGCTTTTTACCTAGCACAAAAAATTGCACCTGAAAGAATACAGGCAATGAAACTATTATATGAAGATGAACTTAAAAGAGCATTAGAAGAAGATGGACAAAGAACCTCTGTGTATATCACTCCTAATGTTTATTACCCACAAGGATAATTATGGCATACGCAAGAGGAAAATTCGCAAAGTCAATATCTGACAGATCAGGACAAGAATTTCCGTATAGAGAAATGGTAAAAGAATGGAATGGTTCATTAGTACATATTTCAGAATTTGAAAAGAAACATCCACAATTAGATCCAAAACCACATAGAGCAGATCCTATTGCTTTGTACAACTCAAGACCAATGAGAAGTGCACCTGTTGTAGTCGATCTTGATCCTGCATTATGGCCTGGTCAATTTACAAGTAATAATATGCAGCCATCTACAAATGCCAATGAAGAAAATAAGAAAAGAGAGTTACGAGTAAGCTCAGGAGGTGTTACAATAACAATATCATGACGTTTGCAGAATTAGTACAAAAGGTAAGAGATTATACAGAGGTAGATTCTACTGTTTTAACAGATTCTATTATTGGAAGCATGATTAGAGATGCTGAGCTTCGTATATTTAGAGAAGTAGATGCTGATTACACAAGAGAGTATGCAACAGCAAACTTGAACACTGGATCACCTTACCTCGATCTTCCAAATGCACCCGGCACATCTGGAGGCTCTACGACTAGAAGATCAATAATCGTTAGATCATTCTTGGTTTATGATAATACATCTACAACAAACTCAACAACTAAAGATTTTTTAGATAAGAGAGATTCGACATTCATATTTGAATACAACAGCACATCAGCTACAGGTCTTCCTAAATATTATGCAAATTGGAAAGAAACAACTTTGATAATGGCTCCTGCTCCAGATAAACAATACCTAGTGCAGTTGAGCTATATCTACACGCCAGATGCTCTTACATCTACAAATACTACTACATACTTATCTTTAAATGTGCCTGACCTACTATTTTATGCGGTTATGCAACAAGCTTATGAATTCTTAAAAGGCCCGATGGATATGTACAAAATCTATTCAGACAAGTATAATGTAGCTATACAAAGTTTTGCGTTGGAGCAAATGGGCAGAAGACGTAGAGACGAGTATATGGATGGAGTGCCAAGGGTCAAAATTCCTTCGCCTTCACCAAATAATTAAAGATTTAATTAAGGAGAAATAACATGGCAATAACACAAGCAGTTTGCAACAGCTTTAAGAAAGAAATTCTTGAAGGAGTTCACGACTTAGAAAATGGTGGTGACGTTTTTAAATTAGCATTATACAAATCTACAGCAACAATCAATGCTGCAACGGCAGCATACACAGCAACAGGTGAAGTATCGGCGTCAGGTCAATACGCGGCTAAAGGTGGAACTTTAGCATCACAACAAACTTCATTAGCAACAGGTGGAGTAGCGATTGTAGATTTTGCAGATTTATCTTTTACAGGTGTAACGTTAACTGCTAGAGGAGCGCTTATTTACAACTCAACAGAAGCTAACAAAGCAGTTTGTGCTTTGGACTTCGGAGCAGATAAAACAGCGACTTCTGGAACTTTTACAATTCAATTTCCAAACTTTACTTCCTCAGCAGCTATTTTAAGAATCGCGTAATCGAGGGAGTTATGAATGGCGTCTACTTGGGGGACTAATGTATGGGGATCGAACTCATGGCAGAGTGATGTTAACTCTGTAGCCCCAAGTGGCAACGTCATATCTTTATCAATAGGAACAGAAGACGTTTC